AGCAGCTTTCGCATTTGCATCGCCACGAGTCGGCTTAGGGATATGGATCTTGTCGCCCTTCTTGCCTGACATAGCAAGCTTCTTGACAAGTGGAGCCATCTTAAGGTTTTTCTGGTAAGAAGCAATAATCTCGTCACTCCAGATTTCTGGAATAAAAGTTGCTGCTTCTGTTTTAGCAGTATTACCCGCTGCACCGGGATATGTAGCAGTAGCCATTAGTCACAATCTCCTTTAGATTATTTGACTCGACCCTCTGCGTATGCTTTCAAGATTTCTTCTGATAAAGCTTGGTAACGCTCAGGGTCTGTTCTCATAAGTTTAATAATGTCGGCCCTGCGATAAACTTTCTTACGACTACCTTCAGCACTGCCTCGTGCATTGCCTGTGTTAGCTGCCTTAAGTTGTTGCTTCCGCGACTGTTTTTCAACCGCAGCGGTCTGCTGTGCGATGTTTTTACGCTCCTTCCAGAGAGTAAAGAGTTCGTCAGCAGCTTCAGCATTGTACTGCTGGTCAGCTTCTACAAACAACTGAGTCCTGATCTTAGAATCTTTGATCCAGTCAGCAAACTTAGGATCTTTTAGGATGTCCTGCATGTCCGGGTGTTTGCTGTTTAGCATCGCAAGAGATGTCTGCTTCTTGTATTGAGCAGTGTACTCTTGAGCTTCTTTGATCTTCGGATGATTCTCAATAGCACGATTAACTGCTGCTTGAGGGTCCGTAAAATAGTCAATATCGTCTTCAGGCTCAACGTATTGTTGAGGTGCTTGTTGCTGCGACTGACTTGTAATGAAGTCATCCACAACTTTACGAAGTTCGCCTACCTCAGATGATTGACGCCCAAGTAGCTTCTCAGCCTCTTGGTGCATCTGTACCACTTCTTCTAATGATTTGCCTTGGTACTTCTCTGGTACGGTAGATTCTTCTTGTTGAGGTTGCTCAGCTACTTCTTGCTGAATCTCTTCTACTTCGTTTGGTTCAATGTTGTCTGCTTGTTCCTCTTCAGGAGGCAAGTCAACCATTGTTGCTCTTGACATGATTAAACTCCGTGATCTTAGTCATTATGGAGGTTGTTGTTGCGGCCTGCCTTTTCGTGTTCTTTGACCCACTTCATGTGTCTACCGGGAAAGTCCCCACTAGACCCATCTAGGATAAAAGCCGGAGCAGATACCATACGTGTCCCGTCAGCACCACAATCGCACCTACTGATTCTAGTGCCGCTAGGGACAAACTTTTCTACTACATGCCCATTAGGGCACTTAAAGTCGTAAAATTTATACATCTTCTACTTCTTCGTCTTCAACTTCTGCTTGCTCTCTAGCAGCTTCAATAGTGCTAGGTAGGTTAATTACAGAAGCTAAAGCGGCAACTTGGCCTTTACGAAAGTGTAGATCCTCTGCATCTTTGACTGACTGAATGTCAGCTAGTCGTAGTGCATTATCAGAAAGCTCTTGCACGAGTTGTTTGAAACCTTCGGAGTTGAAGAGTTCATTGTAGTTGTTGAAATAAGTTTCAAGCTCGGTGTTCATTAGTTTCCTTTATGTATTACTACAGTTATAGTATAGCATACTTTTGTAGTAAAGTCAAGCTTTTCTTGTGGTTTTTCTACGCCTCCCAGAAGCTGTCACAGCATGCTTAATTTTGCCCGGACCAGTCTTTCGACGTGCTGAAGACGCCTTTTCAGCCTTTGTCATCTTGGCTGCTACAGCTTTGGGACGACATGAAGGATATGGGCGTTTCTTCTTTTCCTTACCGGAGCGTCCGCACTTCTTCCCAGTCTTAACGTCTATCCACTCTTCGTCAAACCACTTCTTCAAGCCCTTTTTACGCATAAGTACCTCCACGCTTCTTGTACTCTCTTGTAAGCCAAGCTGAGGCGTAAGCAGAGGGCCAAACGTCAAACTTACGCTTAGCCTCTGACTTTACACGAGAATACAGAGCTTTGTTCTTAGGCGTTGGACCAGAAGTTTTCTTCTTGGGTTTACCTTTTGCTCTTGCCACGTTGTCTCACCTTTTTTAAGTCTGCACCAGTAATCTTCTTACGTGGTGGCGCTACAGCAGCTAGTTTCTTTTGTTTTGGACTATATTTTTTAAACGGCATTAGTAGCCTCGCTTCATTGGTTTTTTCTTGGGCTTAGGCTTAGACTTAGCTTTTGGCTTGCTTGACTTGTGATACGGCATTGCTTTCTCCTTAGCTTTAGCTGATAGTTCGTCAAAATGGTACAACTTTACTGATGTTTTGCCGTGGGTTTTTCCTGAGTGGAGTTCACCATTTGGCATCTTGTGGGTTCCTCCGGTATGGAGAGTCCCATCTTTCTTAAAATGTTTTACGCCTTTTGCCATTACATCACCACTTTTTACATGACCAATAGCGAGCTGTAAGCTTACTGGGTGGACTGGTATCACACCGATGTCTGGCCCTGAATGACTTACGCCTAGCTGGTTGGTCTTTCTTGATCTTCATCTTTGCATCACCAAAACGAATAGTCTTTGTCTTGTTACCTTCTTTGGCAACAACTACAAACTTCTTCGTAGGATGATTAGGCGTTCGCTTTGGCTTGTTGTACGCGCTTACTCCCGCCCGAGCCAGCTTTGGGTCCTTGCTTCTGGGCATTAGTTATTTCCTCCACCTTGCGGTCTAAGTCTCTGAGGATTTGCCATCGCGGTTCTAGGTAGCTGTCTACCTGCCGCAGTAGGCTCTTCAGTTCTTGGTCTGTTAGCATTTTGATTACCTTTAATCTGACGTTCTTTAAGGAGAGTTTCAGCAACGCGCATACGTCTTTCAAACTCTTTGTCTTCTGCATCGCCTTCGCGTAGATTCCTAGTGATGGCATTGATGCGGTCTATCTCCAACTCTTGAGGTACAGCGTTGGCTTCTGCAACAAGTTTGCCTGCCCTAGCTGCTGACTCCTGAGCCTGAGCAGCCAAAGCTGCTGTCTGGGACTGCTGGAACTCAAGCTGGGCCTGCTGTGCTGCTTGTGCCATCTGCTGAGCTTCTGGGTTAGGCTGCATAGCTTGTGCCATAGCCGCCAGAAGTTCCTCACGGTTAGATAGATTCATGTTGTCAATGATTGACTGGATCAGTGTGTTGTACAGTGGTGAGTCTTTCTGCATGGTCTGTAGTAGCTGTACCAGCTGTGTCACTTCGTATTCCCTAGCGATAATACCCAGTGTGCTGCTCGCGTTGAACTTGTAGTCAGCTACCGGATAATTCTCAGGGTCAAACTGCATGTACCGATAGGCAGCTTTCTTTACAAATGGAATCAGGAAAGACTGCTGAAAGTTGATGAGAGTACGCTTGTGACGCTTAATAATAGCCCCAAGAGACATGCTGATTCCAGCAGCTGTTGCCTCTCCATTGACCTGACCTGCGATTCCAGCTGAATCGACAGCTCCTGTAGCTTGTTGTACCATTTGCTGCAAAGCTCCTGCTTGAGCAAACGTAATTTGATTAACCTGTCCAAAATTGAACGGTTGTAAAACTTCACGCGGATCTCCACTAGTTAATATCATCTTACCCGGACGTACTTCTGGTTTTGCACCACGAGGTAAACGAGTAGCGTCAATGGCAAGCATTGGGTGTATCGTAAGACTCAGAGCGTCGATCCTAGCTCGCAACTCTGTGTCCAGTGCTTTTTGGCTGTTGTAGCCTTTTTCACACACGCCACGTCCCCAGAATCTTCCGGGTACAACGTCCCATGGGAAAGCTACAATAGGTCTGTCCTGCATCATGTATGGGTTAGCTTCAGCTTTCAGCAGAAGTCCACCATTAGCAATAACAACTACCGCCTCTACGTACTTTGATTTAGGTTTCTCGTCCAGTTCTACTACTTCTTCGTCCTCGTCCTGCATAGCTTTCTCAAGAAGCTCTCGTGGGACTAAGCCGTAGTACTTCGTTAGACGCACCTTGTCGTCGTTGTAGATAGTAATGTCTTGGTCAGGCTCAAGGTCTGTGTCAGGTGCTGCATAACCTACGTACACGTCTTTGTAGACGCCCTGTTCCTGCAGAAGCTCTACCTGATGTCTGCTTACGAACTCGTCCACAGCAACGCCCATAGCGTCCTCAACGGACGTAGCTACAGGGTCAATAAGAAAGTTCTGTGGCAACACAGGCTTTAGCTTAACTTTGACACGCTCCATGATGTTGACTCCAACAGCCTGCAAGTCTCCACCCATGATGGGTTGAGTTGCTGGAGCCATCTCTTTCATTTCTTCAATGACTATCTCACCAACACCTGTGCCAAACACAGCTGCATTGATGAGACACTCTGCGACTGACTTACGGATCTTACAGTCCTCAAAGTCCTCCGTCAGTTTGTTACGCAAGAACAACACGTCTTGGCGCTCTGTATCGCCCATGTTGTCACTTACGTCGAACCACTTACCACGCCCAAAGGTGGCTTCTTCTAGCTCAGCTACGTTGGACTCAACGGCTTGCTGGAGAGCAGGAGAGATGATGCGACTACGTTCTGACTTACGTTCGCTGTCTGCTGGGTCCCATTGTCCCCGCCAGAGTCTGTAGTATTCTTCAAATCTGTACTCGTAGTTGCTTTCGTAGTAGTCACGCCAGTCTTCACACTTGGTCATCACCCAGTCTTCAATAGTCTCTTCGACCATCAAAGGGTCCTGCTCATATATTTCGCTCATATTAGTATCCTGCTACCACGTCTAAGATTTTATGGTCGTCAATTTCGTATTCATAGTCATACGCTACGTTTGCAAGCTGATCGACGTAAGCCAAAGCGTCCACCAAGTCGTCATGCGTCAGTGGGTCCGGAAACTGGAACAACTGGTCCAAGAACCGACTGTTCCACTCACCTTTGTTCAGCGTTATGTAGTTATTCTCAAACCGCCCCTGAAGTGCCCACATAACCCTGTCAGTCTTCTTTTTGTTACCGTGAGTTAGCTCCTCGACTCTAAAGAATGTCCCGTAGCGTTTCTGTAGGTCCGACAGAGGCGACATTACAGCTTGCTTAGCAATACCTCTTTCGATACCCACACTGACTGGTTCGTAATCTCGTACTGCCTGAAAAATTTTGGCTGCTGTCTCGTCAAGGCTCCATCGCCCGTAAATAATATTGTCAACGTACCAACCGTTAGGACTGACCTTGACCACAGCAATTGCGGTTTCGTCAAGCTTTGTGTTCTTAGTACGCTTCTTGTTGACTTCTTCAAACCCTGCCAAGTCAACTGCAATGTAATAGTCTCCTACGTCTGGTTCATCTTCTGAAAACTTAACCCAGTCCTCTTTAAACATCTCTGACCCACGAGCTTCAAACGACGCCATAAACTCTTGACGAAACGCATAGCTTGACATAGACTTCTTAGCAATGTCGATCTCACTAGGGTCAAGCAAAGGGTTGTCATAGGAAGTAAAGTGCCAAGCTTTGTAAGTCTCGTCGTCACCCAGTTCAGCATACTTGTATAACTCGTAGAAGTGGTTTCTGCCCATAGGCGTACCTATGAACATCGCGCAGCCCTTTTGGTCAGCCAAGGCTGGTCGAAGGATCTGCTCAAATACGTCAGGCTTCATGTCTGCGTATTCGTCCAAAACAAGGAACTTCAAGGACACACCACGCATTGTCTCTGGTCTGTCAGCACCTTTGAGGCTGATAGTTGCACCATTGACCAGCTTTAGTTGCAG